TTACCTGTACGTTGCCAGACATCTCTCTCTGACTTAACTTCAATCTTCTTATCCTGTAACATGTCCGCCACAAGTTTCTCTCGTACCTTACCATACTCAAGGTCAAGGTCAAACTTCTTACGGTTAGCAGTACTTGGCTCTAGATTTTTCATTGTACGTTTCCTTCTGTTGTTACTATTAAGTTGCGGTTAAGTCTACTACTTCACAAACTCCGGCAGTACAGGCAAGTTCACGGCCACCTGATGTTGTATCTTCTTTCTCAAACTCCTGTAGCTTATCCCAATCAATTTGTTTGGGCATTTGTTTTAACATACTTTTATATTCTTCAGCAGTACAATCTTGGTAGGGTGCTTGCTTATATGTATGCTCACTGAATGGTAAGAAGCTAATACCTGACACCTCATCAAAGTGTTCGTATGTCCATGCACCTACCTCCATCCACTCGTCTTCTTTAACACTGATTGTTACTGAAGGTTTGTGCTCACACCAATGCCTCTGATACACTAGCCATAATTCTAACTGCTCAATAGCTGTCATGTCAACCCTACATACGGCACTCCTTGGTGACTTCATAGGAAAACTAAATACAGTTGTACTGTCAGGCTTAGTTACATCCGGCTCAGCAGGGATACCTACATCAACTAGGAACTGTGTGAGTGGGTCTTTGTTATCCCCTCTAACAGTACGAATGTAATGTGGGTTATGTCTAGCATGAATACCTGATGAGGCATCAGTAAGTTGTGACACAGTACCTGAAGGCTTGATACAAGTAATAGCGGTAGACTGTGGTATGCCAAGACGTTTTGCAATAGTGGCATTTGTTTGTACCGATATTTCTTTTAGCTCTTCTAGCATAGGCTCAAGCTTGGTTGAAGACTTACCTGACATAAGCTTACTATCCATTATGCCTGTTAGTGATACACCTAGTAAGCGTTCTTCCTCTGTATTATTTTTCCATACCTTACGTAGATATTTAAAGTCAGTCAGTGTTGATTGGAATGTACCAAGTGTAGTAGCTAGAGCTACCTTACGCTTAAGTGTAGTTACTGTATCAGTATCACGCACTACTACTTCACTGAGATTACAGAACTGATAGGGGCGTAGTATTATTTCACTACATGGATTACATCCGAAAGCCCAATCAGCATCTCGTCTACCATTCTTAGCTGCTTGCTTCTGTGCTGACTGTCTATTAAAGATACCACGCTCACCAGACTTACTGTCATATAAAGACATCCACTCACGCATGAATGTTCCCATCTCAGGCTTACCTTTGTATGCGACACTGTTGTTTGCTAAGGCACGTTGTCCTTCGTACTCCCACCACTGTCCTGCCTTAGCGTTACGCATCTGGTCATCATTTAGATTTGATAGGCTGATAAGAGCACTTCTACGTACTCCACCTACGACAACCACTTCACCAATCTTACACATCAAGTCATGACATTCTATAGGGTACAGCTTACGTCCTGCTGCCTTACGAAATACTTCCACACAGAAATCAAACAACTCAACTAACGGTTGCGGTCCTGATGCCCTGCCCCCGAATGTCTTTAGCCTAGCTCCTGCAGCCCTAACTTCACTGACATCATACTTAGGCAGCTGCCCTGTATATAGCATGGCTATCAATTCTTTTAAAGACTTTGCCCAACCCGGACGACTGTCACCTACTTTTATTACTGTATCAGTATGGTTAAAGTCTTCACTAACAGTGGGTAACTTCTCTACGTTGCTACGCTCTACGCTGAAGCCTACTCCTGTGCCACACATGAGAACATACATAGTCTCATCAAAGGCACGAGGGCTATCTACAGGTACGTAAGAACAATTGTATCCGCCAACATGACACCTATCAAGAGCAGGGCCAGAGGTCATCAAGGCTCTCATGCTAGGCATAACTTCCTGTGTTAGTACAGCATCCTCTAGCTCTGCTCGTAAGGATGAGGTAATCTTAAAGCCATGATTATCATCAAGATGCTTTGTCATATAGTCAAAGTAACGAGACACAGTTTCACTCCATGTCTCTCTTCGTTGTTCATCTTCTTTCCATCTTGCGTATCGTGAAAGGGCAATGAAGTTCTGGTAGTCTGTTGGTAAAATATTGTTCATGAGTTACTCCGTAATTGATTTACTATTTTTAATTTCAACCCCCTCAAGTTCATGCAGGAATTCGTAAAGGCCATCCTCTAATTCTATACCTACATCTCCATCTGCAGGGCCATGAAACTCATCTGTGTCAACTTCTAAAGTAAGAAATAGTTTAACTCGTACTATCATCTGCTCTACTCTTTTCTGTTTCTATTAACTTAGCTAAGTACCACTGTGCTTTTTCTAAATCCTGTATACCATTCTTATATCGGTATCGCCATAGGTATTTAATAATGTTTCCCTGTAGGTAATACTCAAAGCCCTCATCAGTAGCCCCCATGATAGCATCAATACACTCAAGGCTAGTTGAGTTGTAATGTGTTGGGTGGTTTACCATATCCTCAGTAGGATGCTCTACTCCAAGTTTCTTTGCGGTAGCCCAACCGGTAGGTTTCTTTGCTTGTCTCCACTCTTGTCCGGGCTTACGGTGTATATTCTTTGCCATGTCTATATCTCCTTAATGAATTACTTTACCAGTTTTAAAGTTCATGCTAATGACATTATCATATTCTGAGGAAGTGTCAACTTTTTTCTCAAGTATTTTCTCTCCTTTACTATGAAACGCTGACGTTACGTAATCGTTTATGTACTCTCTCATTTCCTCGTCTTCTTCCATAAGAGGAACAGTAGCACACATCATAGTACAAAAGTGCATAATTTGCCTGTAGCTTTCTTCGTCTATGTCAGCATCCATACTAGCAAGTACAGATATATCTATCTCACCTGTCCATGTATCTCCATCTAGTGATGGGCGAATACGAATATTAAAGTCTTCTTTCCTAGGTTCGGAAGCTTTCTTATCTTTGTCATGTGTTGTCATGCTATCTCCTTTTTATTTTAGTACCGTTAAACGGTGTAAGCTTTGGATGATTAGTCTTTGTTCCTTTTTCTTTGAGCCAATCTTTAGGAATAATTCTATCATAGTATGGAAGCTTATTCTTAATACACCACTCTCCGTAAGTAGACTTAGCACCCTTGCTTAGCTTACGTCTGCTATTCTCAAAGACAAAACGAATGTCAAGAGTAGGGTGCTGCTTAGCTATCGCTAAGTGTTTACGTCTATCGGAGGCAGTGAACAAGCCCTTAGCTTCAATTATAATACCATTACTCAATATAAAGTCTGGAGTATAGGTGCGGTAGGCTAGGTCTTCCCACTCAATCTTAATGCTCTCGTAGCCATACTTAACTTTGAGGTCATCAAGATATTGAGAAAGCTTTACTTCTAGCCCACTGCGATACCCATACTGTCGTGCCCTACTATATGCAGAATAGTTACGCAATTATTTATACTCCTCTGCTATAGTTATATAAGGAACCATCTTTGGTTCTTTTGCTTTAGATGCAAGGGCAGGACGTTCTTCAAGAGTAGGCCAACAAGTAAACCGATACGCACAGAATATACAATTATTATTTAGTACTGTATTTCCTGTAGGTTCTCTTCTAAATGTTTCTTCCTCTGGTTCAAAGCACCGTTCAAACTTATTATCTTTCATAGTCTGTACGGTATCTTCTATCTTACCTATCTCTTCGTCAAGGTCCATGTTAGCAGCAGAAACATATTTGAATTGACCATTGGCTTTGTTAACCACCCACCAACCACCGACACGTTTACCAGATGCTTTAGCATACCCGGCAAGCTGACCTACATAGCCGAAGCCATCCTTGGCAGCCAGTGTTTCATAGGACTCAAACTTATTTTGATACGACCAATTAGATGCTGACTTCACATCGTCAACAGCACCATCGATAACAATATCGTATGTTCCATTGATGTCTGTGCCATCATCCAGACTAAGTGTAACCTGTCCTTCATCTTCATATGGTACTCCTGCTTCTTTTAGTAATCCCTTGAAGACAGCTTCTACAATGTCTCCAAGCATCATGTTCATTATAAATGTAGTCGGGAACGGCAGTGCCTTTTCCTTGTGATTTTTCTCGAACCACAGCTGACAAGTGGGGCGACCCACGTTAGACATTCTCAGTCTGAAGTCGCCCCTTGTCTTACCGCTACCGAACTGTCGCCTAAGTGCATCAGATATGTCATCAGCCACCTGTTTAATGGTGGTGTCAGCCATAGTGGTCTTGCCTTTGACAGCATTCTCCATGTATTGATGCAAAGCTAGTTCAGCAGGATGGTTCATTATGCTACCCCTTCATCTAACTCAATTTCAGAAAGGCCATCAACGATTGTGGTATCATCAGCATCATTACGCAGCGTAGACTTTTCCTGCCATGAATTAATAATGTATTCGTTGTAGTTCTGTACCCACTGAAGGAAGTCTGTAAACATTCCTTGTTCTTTCTGGGTAAGCTCCATAGTCTTAGTGACATCGAGAGACACTTCCGGTAGATAGAATACTGCACCGGTAGGAATAGTACGCTTCTCTGTAGTAGCAGTAATGATATGCTGTACAGGAAGACGTTGCATCTTAGCCAACTGAGTGAAGGCAGCACCAACAGTCTTGAAAGCATCACGGTTATCAATCTCCCAGATGAATGGGATTTCTTCCGTAGTTACTTCAACACCATTTACATCAGTAGCATTGACAAGCTCAACTGTACCAAGCACTACACGAACACGCTTGATTTGCTTAAGCAACTCTTGTGTCTTCTCAGGTAGGCTTTTAAAGTCAGCAATATAACCTGCAGGCTTACCACAATTGAAGCCCCCATCATTATCCTTTAAGTCAATGTTTAATGTATCTGCCATGACAGTCTTAACGTAACGGTTCTTTGCTCCATCAAGCCCACGTATAAACCGCTTATACATAAAGCGTTGTAGGAAAGGACGCATCTTAATTGATTCCGCATAGTAGGTTGGGCCGTCTGGCATTTCCACTTTGTATGTGCCACCCGCTACAACTTCCATGTTGACCGTCTTGCCTTTAACTTCAGCCTCACCCATTACAGGTGAATGGTTAATGCGAAGTCGTGCAAGAGTGCTACCCTTCTTACGTTGAGTACCACCCTCATTTGCAATGCCCATTGCTTTAGCCATTGCTTTGTAGTTGTTTGTGTCGATAGTTGTTAGTTCCATAAATTATACTCCATCATTTGAGTTTCAAAGGTTATTAGTTCTAACACGAAACGTCCTTCGTGTCAAGCCAATTGGGTCCGATTTTTGCTTCTAGTGCCAAAGGCACATTGAATGACAAGTCCCATCGTGTGTCAATCAATTGTATCAAGTCTCTATTAGTGAGACTAATTATATTTAGTACACTCCTTTCTTCGTTGGGATGAACATCTAATATGATGTCATCATGTACAGTATTTACTACACAACTTTCCATGTTGGTTAGTAAGTTTTCTATGTGCAACAATGCTATAGGTACAATGTCTGCTGTAGCAAATGATTGCACAGGATAGTTCTTAATCTGTGTGAAGTGAGATACCTTACCACGAGAGTTACGTCTCACATCAGGAAAAGAAAACTCTCTCCCGGAGGGTGTAACAATCTTACCTGTGTTGATAGCTTCCTTAGCTAGCTTAGAATGCCAATCAGCAATACCCTGATACTTCTGTGTGAAGTGGGTATAGTATGCTGCTTCAGCAGGTGTCCTGCCATAGCCGGTAGCTCCATATAGTGGTGCGAATGTATGTGCCTTAGCTTCTTGACGACTTGTCTTCTGTCCTGCATCACTAATAACTTTACTAGTATAGGCATGAACATCAAACCCCGTAGTCACTTCTTCAATGGCAACAGCATCCTGTGATAGATATGCAGCAGCACGAAACTCAAGCTGTCCGAAGTCAGCCTCAAGTATCTTACCATCAGTGAAGCGAGACACAAATACTTTCTTAATA